TAGATAATTGTATACCTATACCATTTTTACTGACACCCGCTGTTGGGACGTCTTTTCTTATTTTCTTGTTTAGTCCAATTAAAAAGAGCCCATAAAAGGGCTCTCTTAATATTAGTGACTTACAAGCTCTTGCTAGTTTATCCTGTATGTCCATTCCAATTTAATTTAATTTTTACATCTTTAACAAATGACCAAGTCTTTTTAAAAACAGGAATCATTTGTTGATGTACTTCATATTCTATGATTTCTTTGTCATTATCATAAATACCCACGGTACTATTAATTTCTTTAAACATTTCATTCCATTCTTTAATAGCATGACTATCTAAATCAAACTTTTCACAAAATCTGTGTCTTTTACCAAACATTAAAGATTTAGCAAATATAGTTTTTATGATAGTAGATGTTTTTACATTTTTTATGTTCTCACATGCAACTTCAAAGTCTTCATCAGATGCATGGAGGAGTTCTTTTATATTCTTTTAATTTAATCATTGATTTTCATTGTTTTAATCATCCACAAAGGTAGTTTCTTATTGTGCATATTGTCCAACCATTCTTTTGCAGAGGGAATGTAGTTATTACAATCCTCTTTTACATGCTGCTCTGCAACATATCTTGTATAAACAGGTTTACCATCTGAATTGATAAATACTGCCCCAAATTTTCTTTCACATTCAAATATACCTTCACTATGGTGACGAAACATTCTGTGTAAGTGGTTACCTACCCACCCTTTAGTTTCATCCATCCAGTTATGTATATCTATGTAATCATCAGGACACCCACCAAACTTCTTAACAGAAGATTTGGCATGAATATTTGGGTGTGCCATTAAAAGAAATGTTGTTTATTGTCAGTGCTGAAGTCTATATCATCATAGTAATGATCTTCACAAATACGTTGTGTGTGATTAATATTAACTTTCCATGGAGTTTTTGTACAATCAATATGCATTTGACCATATCCTCCATCATTGTTAATCCAATCCCACTCTATGTTATCACTTAACATATTATATAGTAAGTCATCCCATTCTGTTTCTACTTCATTTTCCATTTGTACATCAATGTTATTTCCATCAATGTCTTCAAATCTGACTTCTTCTACACAACCATCATCACCACCACCACTATAATCTATTTCTATTTTTGATATATTGTGATCTTTAATCACTTGAACTGCTAGGTTTCTTTTTAGTTTTGTTTCCATTTTTTATTAATTTTATTTCAACACCTGGATTTTCCTTATTATATTCATAAGGTTCAAATACAGGTATTAATAATGAACAATCATCATCAGGTAACCAACCTTGTTTAACCATATCATCTTGTACTGTTTGTGCAGGATTAATATAATCAAATTTGTGTCTGGTGCCTCTAATAAATTTAAAAGAAATTTTAACTGGAAATTCACATTCTTTCAATGCGTTTAGAAACTCTTTTTTATATTTTTTATAATATTCTTTAGTTTCTTTTCTATATTTCATAGTAGCTTTACTTGAAATAAAGTATTTTCCTGTCCATCTTCTTCCATTTTTACTTGAGGGTACGTTACCTGGTATAAACCATTTCATAATATATTTTTTAGTTTTAACTTTATTTCTTTATGAGCATCAGCAAAACCTTTCTCTTTTACAAGATCAGCAATGTCTTTACTACTATCTAACCATGTGCCTTTTATTTTAAAATGCAGTAAATATTTATTTACAGCAGCATGTCCGGCAGTGTCATTATCAAATAAAGTTACAACTTTTTTATACTTTTTCTTAAGATTTTCAATTATATACGGTTTTATTATAGTATTCTCTGAGTCAGGTGCAATAACTTCAATATTATATCCAAATTGCTTTAGACACATTGCATCTTTCAAAGAAGAACATATAATTAAGTAAGGTTGATTATATTTCAATTGATCTAAACCTTGAAGATGAGGTTTAACTTTAATAAATTTAAACTTCTTATTTCTTGGTTGATAAATTTTATAAATTTCATTCTTAGTAAAGTAACCATATATATAAGGTTGTTGAATAGTTATTTTGTTATCTTCTTTAACCATGTGATAATATTCAAGTGGTTTTACATCATATTTATTTAATATATCTTCACCAATATTAAATTGTAACCAAAATCTTTTATCATATTCATTCCAATCTCTTGTTATTGTGCCATCAACTTTATATTTAGCTTTTGGTTTTATAGTAGATTGAGAATATTCACCTTTTTCTGTAATAAACTTGTTATAATCTTGACCTATTTTAAATACTGCTTGAGAATAATCCATTCCAAACAACTCTTTAATTAAATCTATTCTATTACCGCCCTTGCCTGTTGAAAAATCTTTAAACTTATATTGACCTTTGTCTACAAATATCCACATGCTTGGAGTTCTTTCATTTGGATGAAATACAGATTTAATCTGCACATTCTGTCCATTTAATCTTTCTGGTAAATCCAGATAGAACTCAAACACCCAGGTACTTGGTACACTAGATCCATCTAATATGAGATTCTTTGTACTTATCATAATTCTAAAAAAATATAGGGACAAGTAAGTGCCCCTATATTGTTAACTAAACTCTATTAACCTTTATTATGCAATGTCCCCATTGTGTAGGAAGATTAATAGAACCCCTTACTGAGTATTATTACCCTACAATATTATAATTCAAAATCAGAACCTGACCCTGAATCTGCTTTAAATGGTGTTTCTACTCCATTTGATGGTGTGTCTTTCTTAACTAAAGCTTTAACATGCACAGCACGGTCAAACTTAAGTAATCTAGAAGTATCTTCTTTATCTAATGCTTCCATAGCAATACCATCTTTAGATATACGTGGTAAGAAAAGATCATTATTCACATAACCTTCTTTGTT